TGCTGGCCTTCTCTGAACAAAAGGTCCGCAGGAGCTTTCGACTCAAACGAGTAAGGTTGCCAATTGCTGTTGCTATACTGTGCCTTTGCTTTTGCATCAGTGTTTGCAAAAAGCTTGATGTATGTGATCGTGTCATAGCGTTTAGCCATTTTTCTCTTTTGCCTCTTTTTCAAGTTTCTTTTTCCTAGCTACACATGCAGCCCTTATTTCCTGATGAATTTCTGGATGTTGCCTTTTGGCTACATCTATCCACCTCTGTGTAAACTCTGCGCCCATCCAGTGATCTAATGCCTTCAGGTCGTACTGGTTCAAGGAATTACGAGCTACATCCAACAGGCTGAGAATATGTTCGTGGACGACGACAGGCTCCTTCTGTGGTGCGCCGTCCTCATCTGGCGGCAAATCCTCTCCAGCATAGATGTAGTGCCCCAAGCCGTGCATGGCACAACATTTGGCAAGGCATCTCTGCAAAGATGTGTTTACCTGAAAGCTGGTAGGGTTTTTGACAGGCTGGTTTCTGTTATCCAGCACCGGCATCACCTCAGACAAAGATTGCTCTTCTATCTCCACAGAGACTTGCACATACGCAAACCCCTGATCATCCTGGGTGTAAGGTAGTTCTGTTGACCATATCCTCTTTTCGTAGGTCGCTCGTGGGTAGGTTTCTTTGACTTTGCCCCATGCCCAAGCCCAACTCAGATAGGTCAGGTTGCCTTTCTTTTCGGTGTGTTGGTTGACATCAATATGTGACAGAGTTTCCCAAACGCTTGTCATTTCTCTGCTCCTTGTTCAATGCCAAGTTTATCAGAGATCAGGTGTACAAACAGGGCCAAAGCCTTCTCCATGTCCGCTACCTTCTCATTGTTTTTGTCTACCGTGCGTTGCAGGTGATCCACTCGCACATACAATTCATTGATGCTGTCTTGCATGTCCTCGCGGGTGACATACGGCGTGCCGATATCTAAAGGTTCCTTAACCATGTTCTCTCCAAAGTGTTCCAACAAGGCATGAACATCACGATCCAAGAAAGCCTCAACATCAGCCAATCTAAAAAACAATCGTCTCCGTTCGCTGTGATCGCCTTCTCTAATCACGGGAAAATCCTGTTCTTCGTGAACCATGCGCTGTATTGTTCTTTGTGAAATTTTTCTCCCAGACTCCCGTAAGACATCGACCAAACCTTGCAGTGCATAGATACCAAGCTGTTTTCTTTGGTATGGTTTGAGGCTGACTATTGCCTGGAACATTTGTTTTTCATCCATCAGTGTCTCCCTGAAAAAACTCCTTGTGCCACATGACCATCTGGCCACGCCCTGACTTGGCTTTGCGCCTGCTACCATCGGTGATGATGATGCCTTTGTCTTTCAGGGGCTTGAAACGTGGTGTGATGCTGTTATAAGCATGATGCGGCAGGGCATTGCAGACCTCATCAGCAATCGCGCCTGCTGCACCAAACTCCCAGATTGCATCGGCTACTACGCTTTCCAAGGCCGTCGCGTCGATGCTCTCTGCGGCGTCATGGCTAGTGGCAGGGTCATCCCTACGCACCAGCCTGTAGACAGGGGTTGGCTCAATCATTTGGCATCTCCATACTTTTTGCTGTAAGCCATCTTCAGCTTGTGTGTCAGCGCAAACATTTCTGCCGTATCTTGCAGATAGTTGGGGCTGCCTTGATAGTCGTTGTCATGGGCGTTGATGTGATGAAACTCTTCAACGCACATCTCGCATTGCCACATTAAGTTTACGACTAGCTTGCTAAGTTCGCTCTCTGTGAGGGTCACACTCACTGATGCCTTTGGTCGTCCTGGTTTAGCCATTAGAACCTCCATAACTGGTTGGCTACGTCTACGATACTTGGGCCATGACGCCGTGCAATTTCGTTGAAGTCTGGCTGAACAAGGCCAGCCAAGGTGCGCCATGATCCGTTCGCGGCTTTCAACAGATTTTGACTGATCTGCCATGACCGCACTGCTTCAGCGTATGCCTTCTCCAAAGCCTCTGGCTTGAGCAAGTCACAGTTGTCGGCGTCGGCTATGTAATAATCGGACGCACTGACATACAGCAGTGACGGTGGCTCACCAGTTGCTTTGTAATAGACAGCTTGCTGAATTTGTTGCTGCGCTGTTGGCGTCATGCCTTCCACCTTTGGTACGCGCCATGAGCGGGTGCCGTCTTTCTTTGGTGGGTTGCGCAGGGGCGGCTTGGCTTTCAGATCACACTGTATGCCACCGCCGGAATAGTCTTGATAGAGCATGACCGGCACATCAATCTTTGGCTCGTTGTGCCAGCGTTGATATTCACCTTCAATCATGTTGGCGGCTTTGAACCGCTCACGCACGCCTTCTGCGGCACGCAGAATCATGTCAGGAATGTAGTTTTTGAACGCCTCAAACTCTTCAGCGTCCTTACCGTCATCCCAATCACGCGGCTTGTATTTGTTGAAGCGTTGCATGGCCTCTGCAATCGCCTTGGTCTGCTCCATGCCATCTTGCTGACCGATTAGTGGCTGATACTTGTCGAGCCCCAGTATTTTGTTTGCGCCGTCTTGCACCACGATGCCGCACATGGGACGCGCTGCCATCGGCATCTTTACCTGCAAGTGTCTGCAATACAGCTTGAGAACAAACTCCCATTTGTCCTGTGTTGCGCCTGATGCGCTGTCGTGTGCAGCGCCAAACTCTTTTCTATATTCCGGTGTTTCTTGTGTCATAACATGCCTTATCGTGTGTTATCGTGTATTTCGTCAACAGTATTTACACAGAATTGACTCTATGGCAACAACAATGTAGAAAAAAAGAATGACGTTATCTGAATATCTAAAAGCAAAGAAGATCAGCCAGGCCAAGTTTGCCTACAGGTGTAACTTGTCACGCGCCACTATCTGCCGGATATTGGACGGCAGCAGGTATCCGTCACCGGAAACGATGCGGCGTATTTTTCTAGCAACAGATGGCGAGGTAAAACCAAATGACTTTTTTACCGAAAAAATGCGAGGAATGTAATGGCTCTGGCTGGGTGCGCATAGCATCAAGCTGGGATGAGGGTGATGTTGTGCCTGATCTTTGCCCTGACTGTAATGGCACTGGTGAGTTTTACCTACAGCGTCCTGAGTTTTTCCAAGAGGCTGACACAGATGCGCAGGGTGCGTTGAAGTGAAGCCTCTGAGGATGCTTGATCTGTTTGCTGGCATTGGCGGTTTCAGCTACGCCGGAGAGAGGCTGGTTGGTGGCTTTGAGACTGTCGCGTTCTGTGAATATGACGAACATGCACAGAAGGTCTTGCGGAAGCATTGGCCTGACACAGAGATCATCAAAGACATAAGGGATTTAGCGGATGACTCAGAGCGGTTCAGAGGATCAGTTGACATTGTTTGCGGCGGATATCCTTGCCAGCCCTTTAGCCTTGCCGGGGTCAGAAGAGGCAATCAAGATGACCGACATCTCTGGCCGGAGATGCTTAGGGTTATCGAAGCTGTCCGGCCCCGCTGGGTGTGTGGAGAGAATGTTGCTGGCCACATCACTATGGGCCTCGACACGGTGCTATCTGACCTTCAAGGCGCAGGTTACCAAGCAAGGACATATGTACTACCGGCTGTTGCCGCAGATGCCCCGCACAGACGAGATCGATGCTGGATTGTTGGGAAAAATGTGGGCGACACCCAGAACGACGGACGGCACAGGGGGGCCACGCAAACTGGACGAGAAAGGGCGACGGATTTCACAGAGCAACCCCGATTTAGTGTTTGGGGCAAATCTGGCAGACCAAGTTCGTATGTGGCCGACACCAACAGCCAGAGACTACAAAGACAACGGCAGCAGCCCAGCAGAGTTGGCGCGGAACAGTGTGACCCTCGAGACACACGCTGGTGGGAGCCTGAACCCGCAATTTGTAGAGTATCTCATGGGGTACCCAATCGGTTACACCGACTTAGACAGCTAGGAAATAGCATCTGCCCGCAAGTGGCAGCGCGTATTCTTTACGCCATAAGGGAAGCGGATCGTGGGCAAGATGCAGCGTAGCAAAGGCTCTTCCTTTGAAAGATGGTGTGTCAATGAGATTAAAGACCACCTGGGCTACGAGAACGTGCGCCGCAATCTTTCTCAATATCAAGAGAAGGGCGGCGCGGACATTCTGATCCCACACTGGTCAATCGAATGTAAACGGTATGCCACAGGGCCGCATGGCGGGGCTGACGCATGGTGGCACCAAGCTGTGAACGCTGCTGGCGACCTTTCTCCGCTACTGATTTACAAGTACGACCGCCACGATCCGGTGTGCAAGCTGTACCTGCGCCATGTAAACCCTGAGTTTGCTGGCTCTGATGCAACGGTTCTCGTTTCTCTGCCAACCTGGTTCTATATCGTGCGCGAGGCTATTCCTCTCTGAGGGTTGCGTGTCAACACGATTCATGATATTCAAGATTTGTTCTTAGCATTTGCCGTGCAGCATGCAACGCATTGCTCAGTAAGCATCGCAATGCTTACATGCTTTCCTTTTATTTATATAAAAAAAGGCATGGCTGAGTGCATCGCATAGCAGGCATTGCTAAGGATCATTGCCGCGCAGCATTGCTAGAGCAACGCATTTCCTCCCAAACTAAGAGGGGCTTTCGCCCCTCTCTCTTTTACTTTTTGCGTGATACACGCCAACCGATTCTTGGCACCTTATTGATGCTCACACTGCGGTTGCCGTGATACCAGCGCACACAGTCCTTAAAGCGCAGTGCCTCTATGTCTGTGTCGAAAAGCACCGACTCACCTATCTGCATTTTTGCTGCTAGCTCTCCAGCTTCCGTGCGCGGCCTTCCAAACGGCGTTGCCCTCATCACTCTGACCCTTTCTCTGCAAGCATCTCGCCAATCTTATAGCCAGTGTCTATTTCAAAATTGTACGCCAACTCGTCAAGAAACCTTGAAGCTGCGTAAGCCATATCACGGCTATCTAATATGCCTGCCAATCTGACATACACATAAGCCACATCAACACGGCTCGTTTTCATAATATCCTGATCCATCACTCTGATCCTTTCTCTGCTAGTAGTCTGTGATAAATGCGCTGCGACTCCAGTAACAGTGCTACAGGTTCCGGCACCTTGCGCTTGCCGCTTTCGTAGTAATAAACAGCGTGCAGGCTTACACCGATACGCTTTGCCATTGCACCCTGAGACAGGCCCAGGCGCTGCCTTTCAGCTTTGAATTGTTCTGCTGTCATGCTATACCTTTCTTGCTAGTGAGGCAGGGGGTTTGCTGATCCTTTCCCCCTGCCTTTTCTGTTTCAGCCTGAAATTAAATCGAGAGGCGTTATGCAGTACGGGTGAGACCAGTCATTCACCAGTGCGCAACCTGTAGCTATATTCATCGCAAGGAAAGCCAGCAATAGGCCAACGCTTAGCGCGGTTATGGTGCCGATGATTATTTTGATCATTGTTCTTGATCCTTTTCTAGTGAGTGATAAAGACAACAGGCTTTGATGCCTGCCAGCACAGGCCACATGCGCCGCAGTCTGGTGCTAGTGTCTCCTCGCCCTTCTTGGCCAGCTTGCCGGTGGCCTTGCTGATTTGTGTCGGGCATTTGAAAGCCTGTTTCTCTGTTACCAGAACGGCAGACCTTTGGTCATCATATGACAGCGCGGCAAACTCTTGGCTATAAGAGCCCGAGAACCGCACAGCAAACCGAATGCCGCATTCATTGCGCAAGGTAAGCAAAGCCTGACCAATGGCACGCTCTTGGCTGTCCGTCGCGTCGGGTTGGTTGGCTGTGTATCCGTACACATGCAGCGCCGGAAACATGCCAAGCCATTTTGCCCATTGCGCGACGTATCCAACGGAAAAGAAATCGCCAAGCACATGCAGGCGAACAAGAAAGCCTTTCGGATATTTGGCCTGATAGAAAGCAAGGTCGGCTTCTATCTGTGCGACCAGTGCATCGTCTGCGGCGTATCGTGTGGCGTTCATCATGTTGTTGCCATAGCAATCGCCCCAATGGATGCAGGAACGTGGGCAGGTGGCGCGTTCTTCTAGTGTCACGGTAAAGATAGGAAAGCCTGCCAGCTTTCCCTTGGTGACACGTTTTCCGAGTTTGGTATTGGTGCTTTTCTTTACGACCCTTTCACTTGCGGCCATACCGTCGGCCACACTCTTAGCGCGTAGGTCATGATAAACACTGCGGCCAGCAAGCACGGCCATCTCTGTTTTGGTCATCTGTTTCATGGTGTCTGATCCTTTGTTGCTAGTGTCTGATGGCCTCATCAGTGCCGGCATTACCGGCAGACATAGCGCGACATAGTCGCGCCATGTTTCGGCCTATGCTTGGCGGTAACGCAAAACAGACTGTAGCTGGTTTAGCTTGCGCGTCTCTGGCGGTTCCTGGTGCATCCTTAGCTGATGCGCGTCGGCTAGATAGTCGCGCTGACGCTTGCTACCCTCGGCGCAATAATATTCGGCGGTTGTTTCAAGATGCACTATTGCTTTGATTGCTTCATTGCGTGTCATGGTTTGATCCTTTCTTAACAGCAATTACACTGTGCAATCGGTTTGCCATTCCGACAAACGTCGTCCATGCTCATGATGTTTTCAGCGGCAATGATTGCTTGAACCATCGCCTCTTCACGATCATCACCTTGCCAACAGGTGTAATCAATCTCACCATTCACCGACACCGTGATCGAATATTGAGTGCCATATTCCTCACCCAACTCCTGGATCGCATCATCCTTGGTCTCAAACGCAAACAACTGAACATAGGTTTCATGATCGTTGTCGTGGTTGTACATGATTGAACCACACGCATCGTTGCCATATGAGCTGTTTTGCCAATTGATTTCGGCCATCTTTGACGCTTCCATTGAATTGATTTCCGCTAGCAATGCCGCATGGAAATCCTTGTACTGTTTGCGTTGAAACCAAAAATTGTTTGTCATGGTTTGATCCTTTCTTAAAGCAGGCCAGGAATGCCGAAAGCAGAACCGTCGGCAGTGTCGAGATATTTGCCAGTGTCAGGACACAAGGGACGGAACGTGCAATTCCAACCGGTGATCCTGATCATTTCTTGTTCGTCATGGCAGAAGGCAGAAACGATACCGTCTAAATCGGCATCGGGTGCAACCGACACCATGAGATCGTCTGCCGGCGTTTCAACGTGGAAGAGATTCCAACCGGCGCGGGTGCAGCATGCATCTGAATACATTTTCATGGGTTTGATCCTTTCTATTTCCAGAAACGTGTGCCGTAGGTGGCAAAGCACAGGACAAAGCCAACCATGCTGACAACAGACAGCACAAAAGACGTCTGCGTCAGCCAGTTATCACCAGCCACATGCAAGGCATAGATGCCAAGCAAGAGCCAGAACAGGCATGAGCAAAGAGAAGAGAACATAAACACGCCGCAGTCAAATTTGGCAATGCGTGAATGATAGGCGTCTAAATCGTAGCGTTTCATTGGTTTGATCCTTTGGTTATTGCTAGTGATATCGATACCTACCAATGGCAGGCTATACCGTCAACAAAAAAAATGATATTTGAGAATTATTCTTGCAAAGCACAGCACAGCAAAGCATTTCCAGCACATGACCAGGCAAGCAATGGCACCCGATTGGACTGCAAATGGATAGGCTGGATTCCTGTTTGATATATCTCAGCACACACAGCGTGGACAGTAATGCGCGGCATTGCCGGTGCAACATTGCAACGCCGCGTTGCTGGCTGGTGTAGGGGGGGTCAAGACAAAGGCATGCCACCCATGAGCCGACGCCGCGCTGTATATATGTTAATTGACCCTTACCCACACACAGCCGGAGGAGACATGTCTAGGCTAACCCGGAGCAAAGCAGAGGCAGTTGCATCGTTAGTGATGGACGGCCACAGTCTTGTGAGTGCTTGTAGGCAGGCGAAGATCAGTAGGTCGTCTTTATATGCCAAGATGCAGGACGATGTTGAGTTAGGTAATCTTATCCGCAGGGCGCAACAGCAGAGTGCTGAGAAGGCGTTAGAGGATGTAGAGGTTATGTATCAGGATCAGCTTCATGGAAAGAAGAAGTATGATCCGAATGTGTTGAGGGACTATGCCCTGCATGTGCGTTGGAAGGTCGGCAAGGTCATGCCGGATCAGTATGGTGATGCGAAGAACCGTGCTGGTGTAGAGGTGAGTGACGGCACGGTGCGCATTGTTTGGGAAAGCGATGCTGCAAGTTAAGATTCCTTACAAGCCAAGAGAGTTACAGGCTGAGATGCACACCAGCGTGAAGCGTTGGAACGTGCTTGTGATGCACCGCCGCTTTGGCAAGACGGTTTGGGCAGTCAATCATCTGATAAAGTATGCGCTGACTTGTGAGCTACCACGGCCACGGGTTGCGTTTATTGCGCCTACCTTTACGCAGGCGAAGCGTATTGCTTGGGATTATGTGAAGTATTATGCGTCTGTGATCCCTGGCGTAAGTTTCAATGAGACGGAACTGCGTGTAGACTTTCCGAATGGCGGCAGGCTGATGCTATTGTCTGCCGAGAATCCAGATAGTTTGAGAGGTATCTATCTTGATCTATGTGTATTCGATGAGTTTGGCATGCAAAATCCCAGGGTGTGGGGGGAGGTTGTACGTCCTGCCCTGTCTGATAGGGAGGGTGCGGCTGTATTTCTAGGCACCCCGGCAGGCCATAATCATTTTTTTGATCTATTGGAACAGGCCAAGTCAGAGACGGCGAATGGCTCTGACCAGTGGTATCACAAGGTTGTGAAGGCGTCTGAGAGCAATCTTGTAAAGGCAGAAGAGCTTGAAGCTGCGCAAGCGCAGATGACGCCGGAACAATATGAGCAAGAGTACGAGTGTTCATTCACTGCTGCTATTATCGGAGCCTACTATGCAAAGCTGCTGGTTGATGCCGAAGATAGTGGAAGGGTTACAAGGACTCCATATGATCCTGCTTATCCTGTGCATACCGCATGGGATTTGGGTATAAACGACAGCACAGCTATCTGGTTTGCGCAGGTCTTTCGTGGTGGTGCGGTGAATATCATTGACTACTATGAAAGCTCTGGCGTTGGTCTTGACCACTACGCAGACATTCTCAAGCAAAAAGATTATCACTATGGGGACCACCTAGCACCGCATGACATTGAGGTGCGGGAGTTGGGGTCTGGTAAAAGTCGTCTGGAGACTGCATACTCGCTAGGCATACGTTTTCGTGTTATACCGAAAATGAAAGTTGCCGATGGCATCAATGCAGCTAGGCTGCTGATACCTAAATGTTGCTTTGATAAAGACAGGTGCGCTGATGGATTGGAAATGCTCAGACAGTATCGTCAGGATTGGGACGATAAAAGAAAAGTATTTCGCGATCATCCGAGGCATGATTACACATCTCATTGTGCGGATGCGTTTAGGTATCTGGCTGTTGGGCTGGAAAACAGGGCAAGTGTTGGACGCCCTTCACAGCAAACTGCGCTTAGTGAGTACAATCCTTTCCAGATTTAGGAGACGATGATGGGCGGTCCTGTCAGAACAGTTTTGAAACCAATCAAGCAGGTTGCAGATGTAGTAGCCGATCCGGTTACGAAGGTGGTTCAAGAAGCTGTGAAAGCACCTGCGGTTGCAATCAATGTGGCTGAAGCGCCATTGAAGGCAGCAACAAAAGCCGTAGAGGTTGCGTCTCAACCTGTACTAGAAGCAAGCAAAACGATTGTCGAGACTGCCAAGGATGTGGTTGAGCCACTGGAGAGGCCGGTCAAAAAGGTTGGCAAAGAAATTACAAACATCGCAGAGGATGCGGTCAAACTTGCAGGCGAGGCTTTTGAAGAGGTTGTCGAGAAGCCGGTGAAGAAGGTTGGCACAGAGCTTGTTGATACAATCACTGGTATGGACAAAGAAGATCGTCGCGGCACAACACCTGCTGTCACTCCAGAGGTCACACCAGAGGTGGTGCCGGATGAAGGTGGTTCGCGTGGACGTAGGCGAGATACGCGCTCAAAGAAACCTGGTGCTGCTGGCACCCTTCTTGAGGGCGGGGGCGTTCTTTACGATTAGGAGTAAGACATGAGTTTTTTGACACCAAAGTTTCCTGCACCACCACCGCCGCCGCCTGTGCCGCCTAAGCCTGATATTGGTAGGGCGCGTGTAATGGCTGAAGAGGCTGAAAGAGAAGAGCGTCAACGTCGTCGGGGGCGTGGCTCAACCATTGTTGCTGGTGCGCTTGGTGAGCAAACCGGACAAACTGGCGGCACCCCAACCTTGATGAGTTAGACATGGCAAAAGAAGCAGCGCCTCTAATCAAACGCTACAACAGCCTGAAGTACAAGCGTGACAACTGGGACACGCACTATCAGGAACTTGCCGACTACATGCTGCCGCGCAAAGCTGACGTTGTGAAGAAACGCTCTCGCGGCGAAAAGCGCATGGAGTTGATCTATGATGGCACGGCGCTGCAAGCCATAGATCTTATGGCTGCTTTCCTGCACGGCATGCTCACCAGCGGTGCATCACCGTGGTTTCATCTTGATGTCAAAGATGAAGCTATGAACCGTGATGACGAGGTGCGTGCTTGGTTGCAAGATACCAGTATGCGGATGATGCAAGCGTTTCAAAGGTCGAACTTTGAGACAGAGGTGCATGAGGCATATGTCGATCTTGTTGTGTTTGGCACAGCGTGCATGTTCTGTGAAATGGACAAAGACAAGCTACGCTTCAGCACACGCCATATCTCGGAATACTATGTGTCTGAAGACCAGTATGGCATGGTCAACACCGTGTATCGTCTTTACAAGTCAAGCGCACAGCAAGCTGTAGAAAGGTTTGGCTATGACAATGTTGGGGACTTCATTCGCAAGACATTTGAGAAAAAGCCCGACGATGAGGTTGAGATTCTGCACGCAGTCTCACCGCGCATCCAAAGAGACGTGACCAAGCCAGACAATCTGAACATGCCGTTCATGTCCGTGTATGTCTGCAAAAAGTCAGAGATGATTATTAGCGAGGGTGGCTTTGAAGAACTGCCATATGTCGTGCCACGCTTCTTGAAGGCAACTGGTGAGACTATGGGGCGCTCTCCTGCAATGACTGCCCTACCAGATGTGAAGATGCTCAATCTCATGTCAAAGACAATCATACAGGCTGCGCAGAAACAGATTGACCCGCCCCTGCTAGTGCCCGATGACGGGTTTCTTTTACCCATCCGCACACAGCCAGGTGGCTTGAACTTTTTCCGTGCTGGCACAAGAGAAACAATCACACCGCTCAACACAGGTGCAAACATTCCTATTGGCTTGAGCATGGAAGAGCAACGTCGCGCTGCTATCCGACAAGCATTCTATGTAGATCAGATTTTGACCGCAGGCTCTCCGCAGATGACAGCAACAGAAGTCATACAGCGTCAGGAAGAGCGTATGCGTGTGATCGGACCCGTGCTTGGCAGATTGATGAATGAGTTGTTGCGTCCGCTAATTGATCGTGTGTTTGCGCTAATGCTCAGATCAGACATGCTTGCGCCTGCACCTGAAGTGTTGCAGGGCATGGATATTGACATTGAATATGTGTCGCCGCTGGCAAGGGCGCAAAAGTCTAGCGGCCTGAACAATACCATGAGGGCGCTTGAGATATTGTTGCCGCTATCTGAAGGCTTGCCGGTTGCAGATCATATTGATCCAGATGGACTTGTGCGTCATGTCACTGACTCACTTGGTGTGCCAAAGGTAACATTGAAGTCGCAACGTCAAGTCAATCAAATGCGTGAGCAACGTGCGCAGGCACAGCAAGAGGCGCTGCAAAGACAGCAAGAGCAAGAGGATGTCTACACCACAGCACAAGCAGCGCAGGCTGTAAGGATGGTAAGCGATTGAAGGATATCGACCGATTAAAATTTATGTACCGTGAGACATTCGACACAGAACACGGTCAGAAAGTTTTGCGAGACTTAGAGGCACGCTCAAACTGGCGTGCTTCTAGCTATGTGGCAGGCGATGCCAACGCCACAGCTTTTGAAGAGGGCAAGCGTGCCGTTCTTCTACACATCCACAACATGATCATTAAGGAGTAACTATGTCAGAGGAAGCTATCGAACAGGTAGCCCAGCCTGAAGCAGCACCGCTGGAAACACCAGCGGAAGTTGCCCAGGGCGGGTCTGGTGACGATTTCTTGTCGATGATACCAGAAGAAATTAGAGAGCATCCAAGTCTTTCGCCTATCAAGGATGTCTCAAACCTTGCAAGGTCGTATGTCAACGCACAGCGTTTGATCGGTGCAGACAAACTGCCTTTGCCTGCCAACCCTTCAGATGCAGACCTCGACAATATTTACAGCAAGCTCGGCAGACCAGAAAGTGCAGATGGGTATGATATTGCAGCAGATGGCGCGATAGTCACAGAGGATGTCGCGAAGTCATACGCAGAAGCCGCGCATGCGTTGCGTCTGACGCCAGATCAGGCAAGCGGTATTCTTGAATATTATAAGGGCATCGCATCTACTGCATCTGAAATGAGCATCGAAGCTGAAACTCAGCAACGAAACTCTACTGAAATGGCGTTGCGTCAAGAGTGGGGCGACGAGTTTGACGCTAGGATCGCAGATGCAGGTAAGATTGCAAAACAGTTTGGTAGTGCAGAGTTGCTGGATATGCAACTTGCAGATGGCACCAAAGTGGGCAATCACCCAGATTTTATCCGTGCGTTTGCAAATATGGCAGAGTTCCGTTCCCGTGTAACAAGCGAAGATACTGTTTCAGACTCTGCGCAAACCAGTTTGCAGTCGCGTCAATCCGCACAGGAAGAGATACAGGCGATTATGCACGGTCCTAATTACATGAACAGAAAAGACCCTGTTGCACGCCAAGCGGCAATTGATAGAGTGAATGAACTTATGGGCGTATTGCATGGGACAGAATGAGTTGATAGAAATACGCTTAGAGTGTTTACGTTACGCAATCGAGTATGGTAGTGCGCGTGACGTTTTAGAACCTCACCTGCTTGCAGATAAATACTTTGAGTGGGTGATGCGGGGTAGCGATGAAAAACGTCCTGCTGGCAGTCGGAAAGACGACAGCGCCACAAGC